ATGATATATTATAATAGAAAGACATGGTTTGGTACTGCACAGTATAAGGATTGGGTTATCCACAAGATATTTGTAAATGTCCTTGGACGACCGACCTTGGTGTGGTATAATAAGAATAGTTAGACGGAGAAGACGTGATCCTAAGTATACGTGTCGAGGTATCTCTAACAAATGAGGCAAGATAAACGGAGTTATTCGGCTCTTGCCTTGCAAATTTAGGGAGGGTAATGCGCATGAAGTTGTTGCGGACTCCTACGACGGGTGCTCATAAAGACCTGTCTTTGCAAATTTCGAGGGGGTTGTACAGAAATGACAAATTTGCCCCCTCAAACTCCTAAACTCCCCAAACTCCCAAACTCCATAATACTTATTCACAAGATATCCACAGCCTGCCCGCTGGGCGCCCGGGAACTCAGGTGCTGAAGTTCGGACATAAAAAAAGGGGATATAAAATCCCCTTAATAAGATTGAGTATAGTGAATTGAGGCTAACTCAATCCTAACCTTTTTAAGATATAGCCTATATCTGATTGCATATGATTTATTAAATCCATTGAATTAACATCTCTATCTTTATTCATTGATGCCCATTCAACGACAGAATTACACAATACACCAGAAATAAGTTTCCAGTCTGGACTATCTTTTGCAGGAAGTGTGCAGTTTTGAAAGTCTGCCAATTCTCCTGTTGCGTCTTTGTCTTTGACTAACTCCACTAAACTTTCGATTAGTGGGGTTATGTTTACATTGTTCTTAGTAATTAATTCATTTGGCATTATACTGTCCTTCCATTTATTTCTATCACAGTTTCAGGATTAATATTTGCCCAACGTCTGTGATTAGGGTTTAAGCCATTACCTACACGATAGGCTAAGACATAATTAGGTAATTCGTTAATACTATCTCTAGTACCAAGTTCAGTATTACGCCAAGCATGAGTACCTAAGATACCTCTTTTAATCTTAGATATATCACCCTTATTGTTTATCCATTTGCAAGAGAAGAAACCATTTCCTACTATTGCTTTGAAGTCTTGTTTAGTCATGTTTACCTCAATTCTATTTCTATCTATTGTGTATCATGGCTTACTAATTAATTATATAGCTAATTAAATTAGTTGGGGATAACCTGTGGATAAGTCGGCACTATATGTAGTGGTGCGACAAAATGCCGCGGCCCGGGATGTAGTATGCTCGGCGCACGGTTACCTACTAGATCTAGCGGTGCGACACAATGTCGCAGGCGGCGCCCGGGAACTACACGTGGACCTGCTAAAACTACAAGGGGGCACCCCCCTTTATTACCTAAAGCATGCTTTTATTTTTTAAGGGTAAGATTGAGGGTGACAATGATCACCAAAAACGTTATATATCGAAGTTCGAAAAAATTTTTAAAAAATGGAAAATGTTTCGCAACTAGAAAAGCTAGATACACAAACCCTCAAATATCTTTTAAAAAATGCGGTTGTTGAAAAACAAGAAGAAACGCAATCAGATTTTTTAAAATTTGTAAAAACAGTTTGGCCTGAATTTGTTGAGGGAAAACATCACAAAATTTACGCGGAAAAATTAAACCGCATTGCCAATGGTGAGCTTAAACGTCTTATTGTTAATATGCCACCAAGACACACTAAATCAGAATTTGCGTCGCATTTATTTCCGGCGTTCTTTATGGGTAGGCATCCTAAATCTAAACTAATACAAACTACGCACACTGGAGAACTAGCTATTCGTTTTGGTCGTAAGGCTAAGAACCTTATTGAGTCAGACGAATACAATGCTGTTTTTCCAGATGTTACTTTAGCTGCAGATTCAAAAGCTGCAGGACGTTGGGAGTCAAATCATAAAGGTGAGTACTTTGCTGCTGGTGTCGGTGGTGCTATCACTGGTCGTGGTGCCGATTTGCTTATTATCGATGATCCTCATTCCGAGCAAGATGCTTTATCTCCTACTGTCCTTGATGGTCATTACGAGTGGTATACTTCTGGTCCAAGGCAACGTTTACAACCTGGCGGCGCGATTGTTTTAGTCATGACCCGTTGGTCCATTAAGGATCTAACAGGACGCTTGCTCCAAGCACAAAGTAAAGACCCAGCTGCTGATCAATGGGAAATAGTAGAGTTTCCAGCAGTCATTAACGATAAACCAATGTGGGGTAATTTCTGGTCCATGGACGGTCTGAATTCTGTTAAAGCATCAATCCCCATTACCAAATGGAATGCACAGTGGATGCAGAATCCCGTGGCCGAGGAAGGTGCACTTATAAAACGTGAGTGGTGGAAAGAATGGGAGCCGGAACAAATACCACAATTACAGTATGTTATACAATCGTATGATACAGCTTTTACTAAAAAAGAAACAGCCGATTATTCAGCAATTACGACGTGGGGTATATTTACGCCAGAAGATGGGGGTAGACAAAACATTATCCTTTTAGACGCCAAGAAAGGCCGGTGGAACTTTCCTGAGTTAAAAGAGAAAGCACAAGAAGAATACAAGTACTGGGAACCAGAGGTTGTATTGGTCGAGGCCAAAGCGTCCGGGTTACCCCTTACACATGAATTACAAAAGGTTGGCATACCTGTAATTAACTTTACACCCTCTAAAGGAAATGATAAACATGCAAGAGTGAACAGCGTAGCACCGCTGTTTGAATCAGGGGCAGTATGGGCTCCTAAAGATAGACGTTGGGCCGAAGAAGTCATTGAAGAATGCGCAGCATTCCCATTTGGCGATTATGATGATTACGTGGATAGCATGACGCAGGCATTGATGCGCTACCGTCAAGGTTATTACGTAGAACTAAAGGACGATTTTGCGGATGAACCAACAGATAAACGAAGACAAGAATACTATTGATACAGGTGTAAGTGACTTTACGTCATTTGATTTATTGGAACAACCTTCCGAATTTAAAACACAAATAGACGAGCAGTACAAAGTAGAAGATGATTTAGCAGAAGATCCTAAATTTTTAAAATCTGCAGTACCAGGAGCTGTAAGTGCAGTTGTCACAGATACGTTAGGTGCAGTTAATGTTTTAAATCCATTATATTTAGGAGAAGGAGACTCGGAAGATTACGGAGCTATTGATTATTTCTCCAGTGTATTCGATGGTGCTATTAGTGGTAAAACCCGTGAAGGCGAAATGTTTATTTCTCAAGAAGATCTTGCTGCTAATCCTAATTTAAGGGAATGGATTAATAATACACAACAAATAATGAAAAGTAATGCTCAAGATAGTATAACAGCTTTTTCAAAATCAAAAAATCTTATGGATGATGAAGCTTTTCAACAATATTATAATAATGCTTTTGTTTTGGATCCTAATATGGAATTAGAAGAAACTAAATTTTTATTTAAAACAGTAAATCAATTTCATAATTCACAACCATTTGAAGCGGTTCCTACAGGAGGTATTATTATTAATCAAAATATGCTTCCTGAAATGCCAATGGATGCAGATCCTAAATTTACTAAAGATGGCGATTTATCTTTACCTTATGCAGGTTTATATGGATATAATGATAAAGGGGAGTTTGTAATGAAACGACCTTCCATGTTTAGGTTCACTGATGAGCTAACGCGCGGAAAAGAAGGACCAGCTTTCTTAGAAGCAGCTGAAGATTATTTATACCCTAACATTAATGCAAGTTTTTCTTATGGAGACACACCTGAAGAAACTTATGGTTACATGGCAGGACAAATTATACCTAGTGTGGCTGGATTAGCTAGTTTAGCTAAAAGTGGAGTTAAAACAGCTGTTCGAGGTGGACAAGGAATTATGAATTTAATAAGAGGAAATAAAGGGACTCCTAATATAAATCTTTCTAAAATAGAGCCTTATATAGCATCAAACATGGACCAAGGACTTGGTAGCGTAGAAAATCAAATGAACTTATTTGATAAATAATGGGATCTAGAGATAAAATAATAACAGCTCCTGTTGAAGCTGTTAAAACAGCTTTAAATATAGGAAAAACAGGTACACCTAATATAAATCTTTCTAATATTAAACCTTATAAACCTACTAATGTTCAAGATAATGTTGAAAGACTAGCAAAAATTGAATTTTTAAAAAATCATAATGTAAGCCAATCAACTTTAGATAATCCATTTTTTGGATACAATTATAAAGATATGGTGAAAGGATACGAAGACGACATATCTAACGCTTATATGTCTCCTCCAAATCCACCCCCTAAAGACCCAACTTTTGATGAATTATCAAAAATGGCAGAAGAAGATATTGCAGAAGATGCTCTTTTTAATTCATGGTTAAATAAAGAAAACATTGAAGCAGCAGAAGCGGTAAAAGGTCCTAATAAAATATATAATAGACCTTATGATGCTGATCCTGTTTTTAAGAAACCTAAAAAACCTACACAGACTAAGAAACCTAAAGAGACTAAGAAAAAACAAGATATTGTAAGTTTAACAAACGCAGAGCTAAAAAAAATATACAAATTAGATCCAGATAAAAATCCTGATGATATAGCACCTTTTCAAGCGTTAACTCAACAAGCACGAGGTCTTTATCAAAAAGATCCAGATAATTTTTTATTAAATTTAAAAAATAAAGATAAAAAAATAATTAGTAGTTTAGATGAGGCATTGGAAACTTACACACCTGGTATAGAAGAATTGTATGAAATTAAAAATAAACTTACATCTAAAGGTTCTAAGACTAGAGAAAAGTTAATAAAAATTGCACAAAAATTTATGCCTAAAGCTTCTCAAAAAAAGATAGAAGAAAGTTTATTAGATTTTTCACATGTATTTGGCTTTAAAGCAACAGGGGATGTAAATAGACAAAGTAAATTTTTAGACATTGGTGGATCACCAGATGTCATGTATCTTTCTCCATCTTATGCCAACAGAAGTATTCAAAGAAGTTTAGAGGGACAAATAAAAAAATTAATAACTGCAAATAGAATTAAACCAAACGATAAACTAGGAGAAAGTATACAAAGATTACAAAATCTATTGGAAAAAATAAAAGCTGTAAGTTATATAACAATGAGAAATAATGATAATATAGATGTAGCTAAATTTGGTTATGATGCTAAAGAAACTGTTGGTAAATATAAAGCACCTAGATTTACAGATGATGAATATGAAGAATTATTTGAATATCTTTTAGAAGCACAACCAGATTCTAAAATGACATTGCAAAAAAAGTCACCTTACAAAGGAATACTATTTAATGAAGGTGGATTTGCAAGACGAATGATGGCAATAGGAGGAGACATGTCACAGTTTACAGAAACAGAAGAAGTAGTATCCACGCCTGATGGCATGGAAGGACAGGTTGATTTAGCCATGAGCTTTAAAAATCCATTTAAAATCAAGAAACCACCACCACTATTTGACGAATCTGCCGCTAATTTAAAAATTTCAGGGGCTGTGGACGATATAAAAGCCACAGAAACCGTAGCAGACACGAATAAAGGTATATTTACCCTAAAATCAGAGACAGAAATCATGAATTCGCCCCAAGAAAGCATGGTCGGTGGTCAATGGCTTGGTTTTTTAAAGAAAAAAGGCGTTTCAATCACGGAATTAGACGAATTTGGCCTAGGCAACTACTTAAATGCCAATCAAAACGTTAAAATCACTAAAAATGACTTAATGAACGCGTATAAAGACTTAAAACCAATTATTACGTACGATATTCATCAAAAAGAGCCTTTTCAAAAAGGTGCTGATGATCTTTTAAGTTTTTTAACAAGACGTGATAGTGGTGGAGGTTATTACCATGGACAAAAAGGTATAGAAGAAATACGTGGATTAAATAATAAACCACAAGATATTGCTGGTGATTCCATGCGTGTTCAACTAGCTGAAATATTTAAATCACCAGGCGGCGATGCAACATTAATGATGGACCAAGGTGCAGAGACCATTAACAAAGTCTTTAAACAATTCTACGGCATAGATAATGTTTTAAAAAATGGTATTCCTGAGGGATCTAAGATTCCTTTTTATTCTAAAAATCTTGTAGAGAGATTTAAACGTTTGCACAGTGGTGATGGTTTTTACATGAGTAAAAAAACACCAAAACACGAAGGTGTACAGTTCTTGGACGGAGGAACCGGGTACATAGAAATACCTATTACCTATAACCCCAATCCTAAAGGACCAAGGGCCAAGGAACCTGGTTATACAGAAGGATCAGGACATTTTGCTAATACAAAAGGAAACCATCCTGTTTTCTGGATGCGTGCTTCTGAAAGAACAGATGAAGCTGGTAGACGTGTATTATTTATTGAAGAAATACAATCAGATCTACACCAAGGAGTACAACAGAAAGGTAAAAAATACTCAGAGCGTTTAGACAAACCTGGAAAAGTAAATATAAGTGCTTTAAATTCGCAAAGAATAAAACTTGCTGATGAGTTAAATAAAATAACAGAGCAGATAGATAAAGTTAAAGGGCACACGGATCCTTCCACACAAACAGTGTTGGCGCGACTACAAACTAAACGTTATAGTATTAGAGAAGAATTAAATACAATTAATAAACAATTAGATGAAATGGATATGACAGCTGACGGTGTTCCAGAAGCTCCGTTTAAAAAATCTGAAAACCAAGCAAAAATAGCTATTAAAATAGCACTTAATTTAGCACGCGAAAACGGATATGACGGTGTAGTAATGATTTCCGGCAAAGCTAAAAATTATGGTGCTAAGGCATCTGGAACAAATGCTAAAGGTAATTTAGGTTTTTATAATAACATTGCAGCTAAAGCGATGAAAAATGCAGCAAAGAACAATGGACTTGACTTTTCGTCTACAAACATTAAAGACGGTAAAGGAAATACATGGGCAAAATTGCCTTACATTAATATTAAAGGTACACCAACACAACCAGTGGACATGTATAAAAACACAGGTGGGTATATTCATTATCCCTCTTTTGTTGATGTTGTCCCAACATTATGATAGGATAAAATAATGGTAACTCCTAAAACACGTCCCATACCTTTAAGCACTATTGAAAAAGCAATTGGTCAAATTGCTAGTGGTGTAGAGGTGGGAGAAAATGAAGTAGCGACAGATATAACTATACCTGATGAAAATGTTACAATGGAAGATCAAGTAGAAGTAACAGAACTACCAGATGGTGGTGCTGAAATTAATACTGATTTAAGTGAAACAATTGACCAAACAAACATTCCTTTTGACGCTAACTTAGCTGATTATCTTTCTGATACTCAACTAAAAGAAATATCTAACTCTTGTGTTGCATCTTATGAATCTGATTTTGATTCAAGAAAAGATTGGCACGATACTTATGTTAAAGGTTTAGATATGCTTGGATTCAAGTATGAAGACCGTAGCCAACCATTTGAAGGTGCAAGCGGAGTTGTTCATCCCTTATTATCAGAATCAGTTACACAGTTTCAAGCACAAGCATACAAAGAATTATTACCACCAGGTGGACCTGTTAATACAGAAATAGTCGGTGAAATTACACCGGAAGTAGAAGAACAAGCTAAGCGTGTAAAAGATTACATGAACTACGAAATTACACATGTCATGAAAGAGTATGATCCAGATATGGATCAATTATTATTTTATCTACCTTTAGCTGGTTCAGCATTTAAAAAAGTTTATTACGATTCATTATTACAACGTGCTGTTTCTAAATTTGTTGCAGGAGAAGATTGTGTTGTAAATTACATGGCATCATCATTAGAAGATGCACAACGTATTACACATGTTATTAAAACTTCTGCTAATGATTTACGTAAACAACAAGTACAAGGTTTTTATCGTGATGTAGAACTATCTTCAGGATCAGTTTCTACTATTAATGATATTAAAGAAAAAGTTAATGAACTAGAAGGTTTACAAAATACTTTAAGTGAAGATGATAATGAACATGTACTTTTAGAAATGCATGTAGAAGCAGACATACCAGGATTTGAAGATCCTAATGGTGTTAAACTTCCATACATCATTACTATTGATCAATTTAGTGAAGAAGTTTTATCCATTAGAAGAAACTATGCGGAAGGCGAAGCACTAAAAGCAAAGAAACAATATTTTGTACACTATAAATTCCTCCCAGGCTTAGGCTTTTATGGCTTTGGTCTAATACACATGTTAGGTGGGTTATCGCGAACAGCAACAAGTGTTTTGCGGCAGTTAATTGATGCTGGTACACTCGCGAACCTACCGGCAGGATTTAAAGCACGTGGTATGCGTGTACGAGATTCAGACACTCCTTTACAACCTGGTGAGTTTAGAGATGTAGATGTAACTGGTGCTTCTATTAAAGAATCATTATTACCTCTTCCATATAAAGAACCATCACAAGTTTTATTTGCTTTACTGGGTTATTGTGTAGATGCAGGTAAATCATTTGCAGCAATTGCAGATATGAAAATGGGTGAAGGTAATGAACAAAATCCAGTTGGTACAACACTAGCATTGTTAGAACGTGGTACTAAAGTAATGAGTGCTATTCATAAAAGATTGCACTATGCACAAGGAACTGAATTTAATTTATTAGCTACTATATTCCAAACATATTTACCACCAGAGTATCCATACATGGTACGTGGTGGAAACCGTATGATTAAACAAGCTGATTTTGATCAGCGTGTTGATATACTACCTATATCTAATCCAAATATATTTTCTATGTCACAACGTGTTATGTTGGCACAACAACAATTACAATTAGCGCAAGCTAATCCTGGTTTACATAATATACGTGAAGCTTATAGAAGAGTTTATCAAGCATTAGATGTAGATAATATTGATGCTATTTTAAAACCAGATCCTAGCGTCCCACAACCAAAAAGCCCTGCAATGGAAAACTCATTAGCAATGCGTGGTGAACAACCAAAAGCTTTTGCACAACAAAATCATAAAGCACATATTGATACACATGGTGAATTTATGTTTACAAGAATGGTTCAAATTAACCCTCAGTTATATGCAATGATGGAAGGTCATGTAATGGAACATATTTCTTTAATGGCGGCATTGCAAGTTGAACAAGAAATGAAAGAGCAAGAAATGCAAATACAACAAATGATGCAACAAGCTCAACAAAATCCACAAATGGCGCAACAAGTAGAGCAAGCTAAACAACAATTTATAAATGAAAAAGAATCTAAAATTGCTGAATTAGAAGCTGTAATGATTGCACAAATGGCAAAAGAAGAACAAATTAAAGCTGGTAATTTAGAACAAGATCCATTGGTAAGATTAAAACAACAAGAGATTGATCTTAAAGCAGCAGAAGTTACAGCTAAAGCAGAAACAGAAGATAATAAAATTTTAGCAGATATTGGAATTGAAGCAGAAAAAATAGATCTTGCACGTGAGCAAATGAAAGGTAAAATGGAAGAAACAGTTGTTAAAGAAGGTATAAAAGCCATCGAAGAAACAAACAAAGAAACTATTGAGGATATTCGTCAAAACATGGAAACTTTACGAGAAGACCGTAAAATTAAAAGTGCAGAACGAATTGCTCAAATGAACGCGAGGAAAAATGGTAAATCAGAAAGTTGACAAGATTGCTGAAGCTATGATAAACTTAGAGAAATCAGCTAGAGCTGAAATCAAAAGTGATGAAGAAAAATTATTGGTTGCAAGTGCGCTAATGGCTGTTACAAGGAACCTATATATTGAAACGATCGGTGCAGAAGATGCTGCACATGTGTTTGCTAGTGTAGCAGACAGTTTTCTATTTATAGAAGAAATCGTGGATCAACATAAACCAACTATACATTAGGAGGAAAGATGAAATTATTGAAAGATGTTTGGGCACACTTAAAAGAGTGGTCGGACTGGGGTATGAAGGACTGGATTAAAGCCGGTATCGTTGCCTTAGTAGTAATTTTAATTTTAAGATCAATGCTAGGTGCGTAAATGGCATTAAAATTTCGCGATAGAGATAATGCTAGAGACGCTTACCGAGCTGGTATTTCGGGGGCCAGGAGTTATCCTGGCTCTGCCGGAAAAGGTTTTGATTCTCCTTTTCAAAGAGGTAGAAGATCAGCAAATAGATTTAGAAGCAGATTAAAAGAACCAGGAAAAACATACGGCGGTTACGGCAATAAAACTTTTATGACTAAAGCTGGTGATAAAACTGGCGATATAATACGTGGCATAGGTAGTGATTTAAAACAAAAAGGTACTAATATTAAAGATGCTATTTTTCCTTTAGGCCAAAAAGCGCTTAAAGGAATAGAAACATTAATGGCAAACATTAATAGAAGTAAACAAAACAGAGAAATTTTAGGTGATGCATACACTGATGATGTAAGAGAATCCATGATGACTGATAAGGATCTTGCATTTTATAACAAATATGTAGGATTAGCCGATCTTGCAAGTGATAACCAAGAACGTGAACGTTTAATGGGTATTGCTAATACAGCAAAACAAAACGCACAAATAACAAACAGAATTAATTATGCATTAGGTCAACCAGAATTTGGATTTGAAACAACTGCTCCAGCAGGCGTTGCAAATATAGATTACAGCACATTAGCAGATAGAATGCAAGAGGGACTTCAAGGATCAGCTATTGGAAAAGCATTTATGGCTGAAGCTAACAAAGCACAAGCTAAAGAAGCTGGTGATAGTTTAATTGGAAATGAAATGAAATCTTTTGGTAGCCCAAGAGCAACATTTACAAGCCCATCTGAAATGAATCGTCAAGTAGAAGATTATAATAATGCAGTACCTGTTGTTGAAGAGCTTATGCCTACATTACCTATATCAAATCAACTAAACATAGATGATTATAATGAAATAATATCCCCACCTTTTAATGCAGCAGACACATATGGTAATTTAAATTTAGCATTAATAAGAAATAAAATTTTTCCAGGAATGAATTTAGAAGATATAACACAAGAAGATCTTGATAATCTTTCTGTACAAGATCGTCTTCTTTTAGGTTATTCAGGATAATTTATAATGGTTGATACGTGGAACACGAATACTAATACTAATACTTATCCAGACGTAGATCCAGCAAATGATTACCAAGTAGGTGAACAAACTGGTTCTTATTTAGGAACAGGTAGTGGTTATGATACTAATAATACTACTAATAATACTACTAATAATACTACTAATAATACTACTGCTAATAATACAAAATCTGACGCATTATACGCAAGCTCATTAGCATCTGCAGCAGAAGCTGATCCTTATAAT